AAAAAAAGAAAAAATAAAATTTAAAATTTAAATATATATTAGTAATATAAAATGGTTATGCGAATCTATGCCTCGTGGAGTGATGATGAATATGAAGCATTTGTATCTCAAGATTGGTTAGTTGATGGAGATGATACATGGTGGGAGGATTTAATTTGTAGTGATATGAAACAAGAATGGACGTGTGATGAATTAACGAAATCTATTCAAAGTGATTTAGATGAAGGTTTAAGCCTCGCAGAAATTAAAGTTAAATATCTAGAATAATTTTCTAAACTATAGATATAAAATGGATCAAGGCACATATGATGAAATAACAAGCGTTTTGGCTATGGTTGGAAGACCCGATTTAATCTCTGAATTTCAAGAGCATGTTAACGTTGATGAGGATTATGTACCGAAATTTATGAGGCGAGATAGTTTAAGTGATAGTGAAGGGTCTGCAGTAACTGAAGAAGAATATGAAGTTCAAGAAGATGAAAAGGGTTTCAAAAGTTTAGCATAGCACCTTGTAGGTCGCAAGACTTATAACTTTGTTTTAGCGTAATTCGATATACTTAATTTTTTTATTTTCATATAATAAATCAATATGAAAATGGTAATTGAAAAAGGTACGGGTAAAAATAAAAAGTTGAAAGCTATTTTTTATGACGATGAAGGTAAGAAGATAAAAACGACCCAATTTGGCGATTCAAGGTATGAAGATTATACCCAGCATAAAGACAAAAAACGAAGAGATAAATATAGACTTCGTCATAAAAAAGACTTAAGTAAGGGTAACTATATGAATGCTGGGTTTCTATCTTACTATATATTATGGGGTGAATCGGCGGCATTAAAAACTAATATTAACAAATATAAAAAAAAATTTAAATTAAACCAAAGGTAATCTACGATAAGCGAAGCTACTTTAGTAAACTAACTATATGCTTTTCTAAATTATTATCATAATTATGAGGGTATTTCATTCTTTTATCTTCATGAGTTTTATAAGAATATAACAATCTTATCCCTATGTGATCGTGTCCTAAAAAATTAACTTTATAATGTTGGGGTCTTTTTGTATATATTGTTTTATCTATATTATCATCCATAGATAGTATTGGATGATTGATAATAAATTCATATAATTCATTTAATTCATATTCATAATTATTGATTACATAATGAAAAGATAATTTTTTACATTCACCTTTATCATGTATATGTGATGATGAGATTGCTATATCTCCATCCTTGAATATCAATTGAAATAACTCTTTATAGTAATCCATGTATCTAGTAACAAGGGGATGAAATTTTTTAATATCATAAATATCAATATCAAAAAAAGGCTTTACTTTGGCGAAGCCTACCTCCGGTTTTGATTGTATTTTTTCATAATAAATATAATTTTTAGTCAATGATTTTATATCTTTTGGATCAACACTAATTGTTTCAGAATTGTAATCTTTATCATAACGAGTGACTAACATTATATATTACTTGATATATTTTTTTAATAACAACCATTAAACGGATTGTATTCTTGCTGAGGAGGAGCGACCGCCCGTCTTAATTGTGCCTTGAGTGCTTCTGCTTCTGCTTCTTTCTTTTGTCTAACTTGCTTTTCAGCCTTTCTTGATTTACGAATCTTTTCATAATTCATGATAGCTTGTAATTGTGCTTCTTCTAAATCTTCTTTAGTAAATGATTTTTCTTTTATAGTTTCTTTAGGTGATGGGTTAGAAATTGACCCATCTTCAACTTCTTCTTTTAATTGTTTAACTCTTTTAACTTTTTGTTTCTTCAATAGTTCTTTTTCTTCAGTTTCTAATGCTTTGTTTTCTTTTCTTTCTTGTGCTTTCTTTTTTCTAGAAGCCATAGCTTTCTCTCTTGCTAATGCAAGTTTCGCTTTATGTTCTTCACTCATAGGAGGACGCTTCTTTCTAGGTTTACCTTTCTTTGTTAGTTTAACATTAGGTTCTTCTACTTGCTCCTTTGCTTGAGGCATATTAAATATATCATCTATATTCATGTCTTCACGCTTTGATTTAGCCTTTGGTATTTTAGCATCGCTCACCTTCGGTTTGGGTTGTTCTACTTCTTCTGCTGCTTCAATCTCCTCTTGAGTCTTATCTTTATCTTCATCAAATTCATCTAATTCATCAACTTGTATTTCATCTTCTTCATCGGTCATGTCATCGGGGATAAAATCCATCTTCACTTCGGGCATAAAACTCATTTATAGTATAAATCAGAAAAAAAATCTCTACAAATTATTATTATTTATTTATTATTATTACAAAATGATTTCTATTTTACATAAAAGTAGTATTTAATCTAATGGGTAAATTTTATACCCATACCCTAAAATATACCTATATGAATTTTATTTACATGACCCTTTTAATTGATGATGGGTAAGAAATTGACCCATATTGACTATTATTGAATATTCTCCGACGCTTGACTCTCAATAGTAGGTTCTTCTTCATCTTCTTTGATATCAACAACACAATCTAGTTTGTTATTCTTATAAGGTTTTATTTCTTTGAGACCATTACAAATGAGAGGCTTACGAACATTAGGATAATCATCTTTAAATTTTTTGTTAAACATATTGATAATATCTAAATCAATATTAGGTGATGATTCTAATAAGTTGTCATATTCAGCTCGGCATACTTTGAGAAAATCTCGGCAAGGTTTTCTTTTCTTATCATGTAATGATAATTCTATTTCAATTGCTCTCCCAAGTTTAGACCAAGCTAAAGCACTAATTCGATGACCTTCAAATGTTTCAGCATATTTGAGAAAACTACCTAATGTACCTAGTATACCACAGAAGATATTGAGACCACCGACAACAGCAGTAAACCCATGTTGATAATCAGTAGGTATATAACTATCAACAGCAAAATTACCCACACCAGTTAAAGTTGATAAAACAATAATAGGGATTTGAAGATGTTGATATTTCTTTTTATATTTTCTTGTGCTGTAATTATGCAGATATGCGTAGCACATGCTAACCTCACCCCATTCACTTAATAACTCCTCTATCTCATCAGACCATTCATCAATATTATCGGGTAATGGTCTTGGTGTAATTGAATTCATATTTTATTATTAATTATTTTTTAATTTCAAATATAATATTATGATAAAATATATGAGTGATTATTCCAATCCCTTTGAAGCCAAACCTATTGAGAAGGTGAAGAATGAAGTTCATCAAATCAATCAAAATATTAATAAAATCAAAACGGATTTAATAGGATTAAAAGCTGATATATCAATCATCAAAGATTACATTAGAAAAAAAGAAAGTGAAGAAATAAGTACTGGTTGGTTCTTTTCATGAAATTAAAATATAATGTATATTATAAATGGACTTACCGAAAATTTCAATCTTGATTCCAACCTACAATAGACGTAATTTTATACCTTTTGTTTTGAGAAATTTATTGATACAAGAATACCCTCATAAGTTATTACAAGTTGTGATTCATGATGATGGTGAAATACCCCTCATAGAAAACTATGAAGATTTTACTAATGCTATTAAACCCATAAAATTAAAGTATTTGAGAAATAAAACCAAACTAAGTATAGGTGAAAAAAGACATAAATTAATCCAAAACGCAAATAACAATTTAGTTGTATTTATGGATGATGATGATTTATATGAGCCTACATATATATCACATTCCTTTGAAACACTAAAAAACAATAATGCCGGATGCGTTGGATGTAATAAAATGATCTTCATTTATCCACCTTACACCAAAGATGATTTCTATGCTTTAGATTGTGGGGATAATAAAAAACTAATTCATGAAGCAACATTAATGTTTACAAAAAATTGGTATAATAAAACACAAGGATTTTTAAATTGTAATAAAGCAGAAGGTCTAGGATTGACCCAATCTTGTAAATTAAAAACAATAGCCTTGACTAACCCTTTGTATAATATGACTGCTGTGGTTCATGGTAATAATACAATTGATAAAGAGAAATTTAAAGATGATGGGTCAAAATTAGACCCATCTAATATTTCTTTTGAAGAAAAGACAACTGAATTTATAAAAGCTATTGTGCAAGCGGAGTAGTTGGTATGTCATTGACCACCTATGGTATGTTCTTAATCCTTTCACTAAAAGGTCTAAATTCATTAAAATTATCCGACCATCCATCTCTTTGAGTTATATGGATTGGAGTAATAGTGTACCATTTATCTTTTGCTTGTAGACCCTCAATATATTCATCATTATTATATTTTCCATTTTCCGGATCACTTAATTTTAATTCAATACCTTCTTTAAGATTATTAATTAAAGTATCATAATAATGTTGTTTCACAACATAAGCATGAAAACAACTCGCCCTAATAACTTTTGCTAAATCTCTCTCAACTTGTTTAGGTTTAAGATAATTCCAACAACCCAAATACAATACATCAAAATCATAATTAATATATTTATTGAATTTCGATATGATTGAATTTTTACCCTCTATTTTGATATCATCTTCAAAGATAATAACATGAGACCAATTTAATTCTTTTGCTTTTTCTAAACAAGCTATATGAGACATAGCACAACCTACTAAAGGTATTTCATGAGTAATAGCATTAAATCTATTTGGTTTTTTGATTCCAAGTTTTTTTAGTTCTTGTTTTGTAATTAAATCTTTTTCCTTTCTATGTTCTAGATTGATGTAAAAATGTTGTCCGCTTCGTTGCATTTATATTATTAAAAATATAATATTTATAATAATATAACATATGGTTAAAGTATTAGAATTATTTTCGGGGACTGGTTCAGTTGGTAAAGTATGTAAGCAATTAGGTTGGGATGTTGTTTCAGTTGATTTACTTTTACCAGCAGATCATCAAGTAGATATCATGAATTTTGATTATAAACAATATTCAAAAGATGAGTTCGATATTGTTTGGGCTTCTCCTCCTTGTACTGAATATAGTAAAGCAAAATCGCAAGGTATAAGAGATATAGAAGGAGCAAATAAGATAGTTTTAAAAACAATTGAGATAATAAATTATTTTGATTGTGAGTATTGGTTTATAGAAAACCCCCAAACCGGTTTATTAAAAAATCAATCTTTCATGAAAGATTTTAAATTTGTAGATGGTGACTATTGTATGTATGGATTACCATATAGAAAGAGGACTAGATTTTGGACTAATAAAGAATGTAACCTTTTATTGTGTGATAAAAATTGTGGATCTTTTATAGATGGTAGACATGTTGGTTCAGCTGGTTGTGGCGGTCAAGGGCAAGGACATAAAAAATCATATAGTAATAAAACATATTCATTACAAGAAAAATATGCTATCCCCGAAGATTTAATATTTAGTTTATTTCTTGATTAAAAAATATATATTATACTTATATAAATGGCGAAGTGTCCTAATGGTAAAAAAAATTGTGATTGTACGCCCGAAGAATTAAGACAAGCTGCTTTAAGAAATAAAAACCAACCAAAAGTAAAAGCACCTCCTAAAGTATTCAAGGTTAAAGACCCCGACCCCGATGATAGATTTAATGACATACACCCTCACTTACCTCAACCACCATCATTACTTTTGATAGTTGGTTCAGTAAAACAAGGTAAATCGAATCTCCTTGTAAATTTATTATGTAACCCCGACATGTATAAAGACAAATTCGATATAGTCAAAATTATTAGTAATACTTTGAATGCTGACCCAAAGGGTAAACTAATGAATAAATATTTTGATTGTGAAGACCATTATAATGATGAAATGATTACTGACATGATAGAATCTCAAAAGAAATATGAAGATTTTGAGCGTCCTACTGTTGCTATGGTTTTAGATGATATTTTAACCAAGGATTTTAAAAAGACAAATGCGGTTTCATTTCTTGCTACTAGATTTAGGCATTATGGTATAGGATTACTTGCTTTTACAACTCAAAGTTTCCGTGCCGTATCCGGTTTGATTCGCAATAATGCTACTGATGTGATTATCATGAAGCAGCAAAATAATAAAGAGTTAGAAAAGATAAATGAAGAATACGGAGATTTATTCCCTAATATTTTCATGGAGTTATATAAGAAAGCAATTGAGGATGCCCCTTACTCTTTCTTGTATTTAGATATGCAGACTAATCCAGCTTCAGCATATATTAGATTTGAAACTAAAATCGCTGATGGTGAGAAAAAATTATTTTAAATTTAATAAAATAAAAAACTTTCTTATAATATAAAAATGGATTTATATGGATCGGGAGCATCAATCGCACAAGCCAACGCACAAACTCAACAAGCGAGGGAGATAAACCTAGCGACCCAAGATTTTAATAATAGTCTTGCGGAGCAGTTAGATACTGCTAATTTAGAGTTAGATGAAGACGCTCAAGGTAAATTACAAAAAAATATTTTAAGTGGTGCTACGAGTGGTGGTAAATTAGTAAGCAAAGCGGGAGTAGTAGAAGGTTTAAAGAAAGGGGCAACTAAACTTGGTGTAACTTTTGAAGCCCCAGTTGCTAGAGAAGCTGCTGAAGGTGATGTTTTAATTGGTGATGCTGGAGAAAGAGTAGTTGGGGCAGCAGCAGAAGGTGCCGAAGATGCCGCAGAAGAAGTTGGAGGGCGTGTAATTCAAACATCGGCAACAAGAGTCGCTGAAAAAGAAGGAGCAAAACTTGCTTTAAAAGAAGGATTACAAACTGTCGGTAAAACTGCTATTGCTGGGCTTGGTGGGGGTTTAGATGTTGCGGCAGATATAAATAATCTCGCTCAAGGTAAAGTAGGTTGGGATACTTTTGGTTCTAACTCGGCAAGTAGATTTGGTAATATTACCAATATACTTGGTTCGGGTCTAGAAGTTGCTGGTGTCCTTAGTGGTGGTATTACTCCATGGGGTATTGGATTAGAAGCACTTGGGGCCGGTATTAGTTTAGTTGGTTCCGGATTTGAAGCAGCGGGAGATATTGAAGCCAGCGACGAACAAAAAGAAACAACTGACACCGATATTACATCTCAATCAAGGGGTGAAACTACTGCTGATGTTGTTACTAGAGCGGTCGGTCGCACCCAATAAACCTTAGGTATGCTTCGCTAATTTTTTAATTTTTTATTTTTTTTAAATTTATTTTTGATAATTATTTTATATTAGATATTATAAAATGAGTTCTTATTGGCGTAATGATGAAAAGATTAAGGTATCGCAGACACAAGTTTCTATCACCTCCACTAATGGTCGTTCCTATTCGGGGACTGCCGGTCAGTCGGGTCGCCGAGTAGATTTTGAAATTCCTCCTTCAGTTAAATTCATGGATGGTAAAAATACTTATCTTCAGTTTGATATTAAACTTGCTGTTCCGGCTGGTAGGACTCCAACCCGCTTACAACTTGATCCATTCATCGGCGGTCAATCGGTAGTTAAGAATCTTCGCATTTATTCGGGTAATCGTGCTGTTCTTTTAGAAGAGATTTCTGAATACAACGCCAAGGTTCAAATTCAGTATTCTTATGACAGCGATGACAGCATGAGAAAGATGAGAGCACTAAAAGAAGGTTGTTTAATTGATACTGTTGAGAACCGAGGCACTCTTGGGACTTCGGTTTCTAATCTTATTGATACAAATTCTAACCCATATTACAAGCCGGTTGGTACTGTTCCCGCTACTCGTAATTGGGGTACAGCTGATGATTTCCTAACTGCGAAATTAACTCTACCTATCCATAGCGGTTTATTTGCTGATGGTGGTGATAAGGTTTTCCCAGTTATGATGACGCAAGGGTTATTTGTTGAGATTGACCTTGAAGACCCAGCACGTTTTATCAAGCAGTTGGATAGTGTAAATCGTCATCGCCGAATGAAGCAGAATCCGGTATTTAATGGTGCTATTACTGCTGATACGGATATGGCTATTGCTAATGGTACTGATATCACCGAAATATTTTTAGGCAAACAAAATAATATGACTTCAGTTGAGAATTGTCCTTTTGTCAAGGGTGAAAAGATTGGTATTTGTTCGGCAACTGACCCAGCGCAAGAGTGTAATTTATTTACAACAGCAGCGGGGGGAGCAGCATATCCTACTATTACTGATATTGTCGTTGACGCCGGTAGTGGATTAGTAAAATTAACTCTTGAGACGTTCCAAAATAATAATACTGGTACTGGTTTAGCAGCAACCACAGATAATTTTATTGTATTCTCTGCTGCTATTGATACGAAACGTGTTAGGATTGATAATGGGGTTCAAATTCTTGCTAAATCAACTTCTTACCCCGCTACATGTGAAATTTCTGATATGGCGATTGTGGTTCAGAAAATTGAATGCGACCCGAGATACGAGCAAGGTATGATATGTAAATTAAGAGAAGGTGGTTCAATTGATTTTGATATTCCTTCGGTAACTAATTATAAACATTCTCTATTATCAAGCAATCGTAATGCGACCGTAAATATGCAAGTATCGAATACAAGGGCAAAGTCTATGATTGTTATGCCTAGTGATGCGAAGGTTCTTGATACTGCTGATTTAATTGGTGGTTTAGATACATGTTATGCTGAAGAAGTTACTACTATGGATGGTCGCCTCCATAGTATTCGTAGCGGTCAAGTTGGTATTATTGATAGACTTACCCAGTATCAAATGTTAGTAGATGATAAATTAGTACCATCTCGCCCTATCGTAGTATCAAAAATTAATCGTGGTCTTTCTATCGCGGCACAGCCTCTAATTGAATTAGAAAAGGCACTCAATCAAGCTGGTATTGTTCCGCGCTCATTTGTTGATTACAATCGTAATTTCTTAATTGGTCGGGCATATGCTCTTAATGATGGAGTTGCTAATCTCAATAATAAGACGAATCAGATACAGCTATTATATAATGAAAGGGATGTGGCTGGTATTGACCTCCCGCCAACTCATAACAAACTCCTCTACTGTTTCATGTTCCACCTTCGTAGAATTAGCATCAAGGGTGATTCGGTTACAGTTACTCTATAAATTATACCCTATGGGTCAAAATTATACCCATTACCCAAAATATACCCATATACAATAATTACATATAACTCTTTTATTTGTAGTAAGGTACAAAATTTACCTATTCTCTATGTATTTTTTTTAATTTTTTATTTGTTATTTATTTTATGTAAAGTATTATATAAAATGAGTGTTGCTAAGAAGTATCTTTCTATTCAGCCGAATAATGTTCCTTCTTCGGGTAAGGTTTCCTTTGCTCGTGGTAATCCAATCCTTACGATTACATTAGGTCGCCAAGATGCTATGCTTGATTTAAGTTCTCTCCGCCTAAGTGGTGATTTGAATATATGGCGTAATGCTGCTGGGACAGAGCATCCGGAGGCTGCTTTAGCCGGTGAGTTACGTGGTTCTCACAAGCTTGGTATTTATTCAGCTATAGACCAGCTTGTTTTCCGCCACGCAGAGACAAAGCAAGTAATCGAACATATTAGACATTATGGACGTTTCATGAGTTCTTATATGCCCGTGATGGCGGGTATGCAAGATGTAGCGGGACACCTAGGTGAAACTGCTTTAATCTATCCTAATTACCAAGCGTATCGTGATAGTGTTATTCGTAATACTCGTGAATCTCCTTTCTGTATTCCACTCCCATCCGGTTTAACTCTTGGAGCTGATAAACTCCCATTATCAAAAGTTCCTTTAGAGATTGAAATTCATTTAGCACCAGATAGTCAATTCTTCTATTCTAGTGATGCTTTAACTGCTAATGTTGTTAATGCTTTCTATGAATTAAGTAATCTTGAGGTTGCTTGTGAGGTTGAGTATGGTGTTCCTTCTCCGGATAGTGGTCTTTTAGCATTCAACTCAATTACTTCGTATTTCTCTACTCTTGAATCAACAAATAGTATTATCAATTTCAATCTTGGATTAAGTAAGGTTCTCGCATCATTTGTAAATTTTGTTCCTTCTAACTTTGTTAACAATCTCGCCCAAGATGGTTTCCTTACTTACATGCCTACTAAAGCAGCGGCGGCAAATGGTACGGATGATGGAGCAGTAGCTGACCTAGAGACTATTTCCTTCCTCCGTAATGGTGAGCGTTTCCCATCTTCTTTTGAGGTTTCTTCGGTTCATAGTGCTTCTAATGATACGCCAGTTGTTGATCCTCAAGTTATTAAGGGTTTCATGTCTTCTATTATTCCCGAAAAGGTTCATACAAGGACTACGGTATCCCCACTCAATAGCAATAGAAATTACACCGCAACGCAGAATGCTGTAACTGGTTATCGCTTCATTCCGGATACTGGTGCCGCCTATGGTGTAGGTGTTCTCTATGATATGCTTGATAGTGAAGGTGTTGATTTCTCACAAGCACAGTTTTCTATTCAGATGACTAACGGACTCGATGATGGTAATCCGGTATCGGCTTATCTATTCATTAAGTCCAAGGTTGTTGTAGCATGGTCGGCTCAAGGTGTTGAAGTAGTAATGTAAATAAGTAAATATTCTCTATGTAATCTTTTTTTTAATTAAATTTATTTTTGTTTTTTTATATATTTTAAATAATATAAAATGGATTCTAAAGCTGACGTTTCTCAAGACCGCATTCCCGACCTTATTAAAGTTGGTGCTATTTCCTCTTCTTACGGACAATCTTTGCACACAGATGTAATTGACCCTACGACGTTCTCAGATAATAGGTGTAGATTTACATTACAAAGAGTCGCGGGTTTCCTTCATTCAAATTCTAAGGTTACTCTTGCTGTAACTCCCCTTACAACAACTTCAGCTTTCTACCCTCTCAATATTGGTGTTTCTAATCTTGTTAAGTCTGCTGCTCTTCGTATTGGTAATCAAACTGTTTGTGAGATTGATGATTACGACCAGTTTCATGCGTATCAGTCTATGTTTATTTCAAATGAAGATAATAAGGAGAGAGAGCAGTTTTTATCGCAGAGGTGTATGGCTCATAAACCGGTATATGATGACCGCACCGAAAACACAACTGATAAGCCACCTAACTCTGCTAAAAAGGTTGGTCTAGATGTTGGTAGAAACCCAACAGTTCCCGCCGCTGGTGGTGCTGGTACTTTCCAGCTTCTACCCTTTCAGCTTCACAGCGGAGCATCGGCTCAGACTATTTCTGATGCCCCAGTATATTCTGTTTATCTTTCGGATCTATTCCCATTCATGAAATTTAATCAGCTTCCCATGTTTATGATAGACCAAGAAGTTCATATTGATATTGAGTTTCAGCCTACTACTAGTTCTCTCTCTGCTGCGGGTCTCTCTCGCCGTATGTGTATTGATGCTACCGAGGGTGCTACGGCAGCAAATACTAAAGTTGAATACCTAATCAATCAAGATGAAGTAAAACTTATTTATGATTCTATTAGTTTTGATGGTGAAGTAATGGAGAAGTATAAGCAGCAGAATAAGACTTTAACATTCCAGTATGCTGATTACCGCCTTGCTAAGAGAACCGGAGACCAAGCAGCATTCGCCGACCTTACCTTTCAGCTTGGTGGTAATGGTCGCCTTGTATCAAAGGTTATTATGGGTCTTCAGCGTAATCAAAACTTTACACCAGTATCTCTCCTTAATGGTGTTGGTGCGAAGGATGTTCCGGCGGCTCAAAGTTTATCGGTAAATCTCCTATACAACGATTTATATGAGTTTAATGTTGACCGCAAGAATCCGGCTCTCCTTTTCCACACTACGCAGTCTGCGGAGGGTAAGGTTCCTATGGTTACACGTGATGAATATCAGACGAGCGGTGTATCGGCACTAACCGCTGAAACTATGGAGGGACACGCACAGAATAGCGGAGCTGCTGGTGTTGGTGGTCTTTTCCGCTGGACTGCTATCCGCCCTAACAAGGGTCAGCGTGTAAATAACAAGGGTATGGACTTAACTTACAAGGCAACTGGCTTACCAGCTGATACTTATACTCTCCGTGTCTATCTAGAAATGCTAAAGGTTGCTAAGATTGAGGACGGACGATTTTCATGTTATTTCGCTTAAATTTTTTTTCTAAATTAAGATATACAAATGGATTTGGCGAAGCATATCTACGATTTAGGACATTTATATAGGTATTATAATCCTTGTGAAAGATGTTCTAAATACAAGAAGTTATATGAAGAAGAGAAACAAAAATATGAAGATTTAAAATCATGGACTGAAAAATTACTTGAATCGAATAAAGAACTTTTAGATCAAATCAAAAATAAATAAATAATCTAATTTTTTCCTCGTTTTTTTACCTAAAAAAATAATCTATTTTATAGTATAAATATGAAAATAGATTCTGATAATATTTCTGAAGAAATTCAAAACGCACGACCAAACGTGAAGCCAAATACAATTAAACAATATGAAGTTAACTTGAAGAAGTTACAAAAAATTTATGATACTGATAATTATAATTTCCTTTCAAAGCCCGATGATGTCATGGATAAGATTAAAGACCTTCATTATTTAAGTCAAAGAAATATATTAAATGCGATTGTTGTTTTATTAATGGCTCTCAATAGTGATGAAAAGTATGATGAATTATTAATTACATATGGAGATTTGAGAGATGAATTAAATGATAAATATTCTGACGAACAAAAGAGTGGAGTAATTAGTGATAAGCAATCTAAGAATTTCACAACAACTGAAGAGATATTTAAGATGATAAATCAAATGGCTGAAGATTTAAAACCTATCAAAAAGAAAAGTAAAGATGATTTAACCAAGAAGGAGATGCAACTCCTACAAGCATATACCTTATTTAATATTTATTCTCGTATGCCGATGCGTAATGATGTTGCGGGCATGACAGCTATCAATCAAGCGGCATATAAAAAGTTAAGTGAAGAAGACAAGAAAGAAAACAATTATTTAGTTGTTCCATCCAAGGGGCAACTCTATTTTGTATTAAATCAATACAAAACTGCGAAGAAATACAAGGAGTTAGATTTACCTATTGAAGACAAGGATTTAAGAAAGATTTTAAGGTATTATCTCAAGATGAATGGTAAAGGTATTTTATTTAAGACTTCAACGGGTAAACCTCTTACCCGCACTGAATTAAGTAAGGTATTACTTAAGTATTCAAAAAAGTATATGGATAAGTCGATTAGTACAACTCTATTAAGAAAAATTTATTTGTCTTCAAAATATGGTAACATGAAAGAAGAGTTAGAAAAGGATAATAAAATAATGGGTCATAGCAAGGCAGTAGCCTTGGATACATATGTTAAGAAGGCACAAGATGAATAAATTATTTATATTTTTTTTGTAATTGTTTTGCGATTGCTATTTGTTCGGTATTACCCGCCCCCGGTAGTAAATCTAAATAAGCGGGTATCGCTTTTACAATAACTTCTTTTTGGGGTTTCTCAAATGTCATCTTACCTTGAGAGAGTAATTTCTCAATTGCTTTTGATATTTTTACTCCTTCAGTATCATTTTTATCTTGAAGTATTGCCGTGTAATTTTTCATGATAGCTTTAAAAACTTCTAGAATTCTTTCTTTAGAAAATCCTTTTGATGGTTTGCCTTTATCTTTTTTGACTTGTTTCTCCGCTAATTTCACTACTTTACTCCATGCTTTAGAGTTTGTTAATTTATTTTCATCTCTAAATTTTTCAAGTAATGATACTACTAATTTACCATCAGAAGTATTTTTCTCCGGTAAAGGGTCTACATTCCCATAACCCAAAACAAAATTAAAACCATCTTCATTTAATTTTTTACCAATTAATTTTCTTGCTGTATCAACACTGACACCTTTACCCAGCTGACTTCCAAGTAATTCACCCGCCGCTACTTTGGTGAATATACTCGATTCAGCACTTGTTATTTTCTTTGCTAAATTATTCAAAGGGTTCATGTCAGCGTCTTTGATAAAATCTTCAATTTTAGATTCAACCTTCTTTTTAGCATCGCTTACCTTCGGTTTAGGTTGAATTACCTTAATTTTCTTTGGATCAACCTTTGGTCTTCCTACTTTTTCTTTTGGTCTTACTTCATCTTCTTTCTTTAGTTTAGACTTTGGTTTCGGTTTCTCTTGTGGTTTACTCCTTGCTTTTTCGTCCTTGATTGCTTCTTTTTTAATTGCTCTTACTTCTTTCTTTTTCTTCTCGGCTTTCTCTGCCTTTGCTTCAGCTGCTTTTTGTTTTTGTAATTCAGTCTTGGGTTTTGGTTTAGTTACTTCTTTTGCTTTTTCTAATGTAACTTTAGGTCTTCTTGGTCTATCCTTTTTAGCATCAATAATTGCTTTCTTTTTATGGTCTACCTTGTAGCCTTTACCTTCAATCAATTTAATTAAACCTTCTCTATCAGTACCTTTGGGTATTTTAATTGAAACAAGAATATTATGAGCCCGAATAAGTTTTCTTAATTCAGCACCAGTCAATTCACCTTTAGGAGTTTTAGCCATATTTATAAGTATATAACATAAAATAATTATCTCATTTAAATTATAAAATGTTAGTTGAGAAATCTCATTCTAAAAAGGATATAATTATCTTGTTTAAAAAACATGGTGTAATTATAGATGATAAATCAAGTAAAGGTAATATAATCAAAAACATCGAGTTATACATTAAGGATTTTAAATATGATGATAAGATACAAAATGAAACTGCATTAAAGGATTATTTGAAAAATCCATCACCGAAACAAAGACCAAATACAACACAAAAAACTGATATCATGTTTAAGGCAAAGAAGATAATAAAATGGGCTAATAATGATTATATTTTTGATGGGGCAACATATATGAATAGTGAAGATCCTTATAATGATATTATGAGTATTTATATGTGGGGCGATTTACCTAGTGTGAGGCGAGCTTGTAGAATGTATAATAATTCACAACATTCAAAGAATCATATTAATCCAGTTATATCATCTGAAGTAGAAGAAGAATTGAATAACAATAAATTTATTAAACAACAAATAATGTATAAGTTAACAATTAAGAGATTCAGTAAGGATAATCCTATTATTATAGATTTTGATTAGATGGGTCAATTTTATACCCAAGGTCAATTAAAAGGGTCATGTATATATTTCTTGTATAGGTATATTTTAGGTCATAGGTATAAAAAATACCTATGCGTTTTTATTTAAAGTTTATTTTCTAACGTCAATGTATATAGAATGGATTACAAGAAGTTGAATCAAGATTTAAAATTTGGATTGTTAAGTGAAGAAGCAGCACATGAAACACTAGAGGGTGTATTTGGTAAGTTAAAGAAATCAAAAGAGAATCCTCAAATGGGTGATTTTTATGAGTTTGATAAATATAATGATAATTACTTTCTTGAGATGAAAACAAGAAAGATAAATCATAACCAATTCGATACTTTATTTTTTGGAGAGAACAAGTACATTGAAGGTCAGAGATTATTAAAAGAAAATCCTAATTTAAGAATCTTTTATTTGTGGAAGTGTTATGATGGTATTTACGGATGGGAACATGATAGTAGTGAATTCTGTGTCTGCAAGAGAGGGCGAACTGACAGAGGTAAGAGAGAGATTGATGATTGTGTTGATATAAAACAAAAATATATCAAACCATTAAAAAATCTATTAGATTAATATAATGATTCAAACAAGAGATAACCCCAAAGATTATGATTTAGAAATAAAAGAAACCGACAATATGGGTTATGGTTTATTTACGTTAAAAGATATCAAAAAAGGTGAGTTGATATGTCCTTATGTTTATGATGATAGTGATATTATGAGTATAAGAGATTTTAGAGAAAAATATGGTAATGATAATTTATATACATATCGTAACATGAGAAAACATATTATGATAAATGTAAAAGAAAATCGTAATGTAGTTACTTATATAAATCAAAGAAAGGAAAATCCAAATGTTGTTTTAAAGTGTTTCAAGTTATATGCTTTAGAAGATATTAAAGAAGGTGAGGAATTGTTTTTAAAATATTGGTATAAAACTGATTTTTAAAATATATATGTTATTAAATGATAGAATACAAACAAGGTGATATTCATGAAGTTATAAAAACATTAGATGATAATAGTATAGATTTTATTTATACTGATCCACCATTTGCTACAACTAAAGCATCTTGGGATTCATCATTAGATTGGGATAATTTATTCAAGGATATGTGGAGAGTTTTAAAACCAAAGGGTATAATTGCTTTGCATTCAGCTATGCCGTTTACATATGAATTAATTAAATATGAAAAACCTAAATATCATTATACATGGTTAAAAAATAATAGTACTGGATTTTTAACAAGTAAATATCAACCGATGAGAAATATAGAAGAGATATTTATTTACTATAAAAAGAATGGAACTTATAACCCACAGATGATAGGTGATAAATTTATAAATAAAAGGAATGTTAAGTATGGAGGTCAAAGTGGTTATTGGGGTGAAGATGGTATTAATAAAAAAAATGAGTATATCGAATCTAAAGGTCATAAAGGTAAATACCCGACAACACTATTAGAATATCCTATAAGAAAAGGTCAAGGTAATGGTATTACTAGATGTGATGATATGATTGATTATTTTATTAAAACATATAGTAATGAAGAAGATACAATATTAGATATGACATGTCATAATCATATTGTTGGTAAAAGGTGTGAATTATTAAATAGAAATTATATTGGTGTTGATCTAAATAAAATTTCGTTTTATTCTCAATAATTATTTATAGATAATTTTATAACAACCTCTTAATGACAAAACAATTAAAGAGATTAAATATTAAACCAACTTACTCACTAGTACCAATACCCAAGTCGGGTCATAGGGGTATCGGTCATGTATATAGAAAGAAAACTATATATGCTGTCTTCTTACATCAAAAACATTATAAATCGAAAACTTTTAAGACGCTAACAGACGCATTATGTTATAAATACATTAGAATATTGAAATATAAGGCTAATATCGGCATATAATCCGTTATTATACCATTTAAGCGTCGGAGTTAATCACTTGTTATACCCCTTTTACCCTATTTAAAGCATATATTTTAAAATATTTACCACTTTAAGTGCTAATTATGCGTCGGAAAGGGTATAATAGTAGATTATTGACCCATTATGGGTCAATTAAAGGGTATAATTTAAGATTAGTTTATTTTTTAATAATTAAATATGAATTAAAATATAGAATAATATATTCATGGGGAAGGGTGGAGCTAATGCATATCCCGGATGGTGGGCTTCAAGTGATGAACCAGTTACACGAGATAGACCTAACAAAGAACCGATGCCGGAGTACTATAAATCTCAACAAGATAAGGATAGAGAATATTACGATCAATATTATAAAGAGAAATGTTACTCTGAAAGACGCAGAGAGTTTGAAGAAGAATTTAAAAAGAGATTTATGGATGGTGATTTATTTCGAGAAGAAGAAGATGGATTTATAAATATCAATCCTCATGAAACTCATCCTATCTTTAAAATAAAAAAATCCTCTAGTGAAGAGGACTTTAAAAAACAATACAAAAAACTAATCTTAAAACATCACCCCGACAAAGGGGGTGACCCATCTATATTTATAAAAGTAAAAGAAGCTTGGGATAACCTTATCTTTAATCGCTGAAATATAGAATCATATCCTTCATTTTTTCATATGGCTTCTCTTGTACTTGTGTATATTCTTTATTTGGTAAATCATACACATCATCTAAATTCTCTACGTTTGGTTGGATTACTTCATCATCATATCTATCTAGTATATCATTCTTTATTTTACAAATCTCTTTATCATTCTTACCTTCTTTGAGTTTCATATATTCTTCATGATATTGAGGAATCTTATCAATGCATAGTTGTTGAAAAATTTCAATTGCTTGTTTTTTATTTACATTTTGTTTTGGTGTTTCTTCTTCTTCACTTTCATCTTCTTCATCACTATCATCATCGAGTGCCTCCCTTAAACTAATTACGCTATTGACTAAATCTTCAACAACGTCAACAACATCAACATAAATCTCATCTTCATCTTCTTCATCGCTTTCTTCTTCACTATCAAAATGAATTACAATCTCTTCTTTGACTTCTTCTTTGACTTCATTTTGTTTCATTAGAAATTCAATCTTTTCATCCTTCTCAATTAATTGTTTCTTAAGTTTTTCAATCTCTAATTTTAGCTTTTTATTTTCATTAATTAATTCATGATTGTTATTTTCAACCGGCTCGGGTCTCTTAGGCATAACCCTACCCTCATTTTGTAATAGATAAGTCTTTTGCCTTGAGATATTCTTTTCAATTTCTTTTAATCTCCACATATTAAAAGCACTAAATTTAGGGGTATTTACTCTACCTTCTTTATTCATTCTCTTTAATTGTTTCTTATAGCATAATCTTGCGTTATTATCCTTGAAACTTCTAGTCGCAAGGTAATCATTAAGAATTTTAGAAAATCTCTTATCATGGTCGCTATAATCTTCATCTAATGGTTTTAGACTAAAGTAAGCACGAATTTCAGCTTCAGTAAGATTGGATTGACATTTTACAGATTTTGGAATTAACATTTGTTTTTATACTATAGTATAGATAATAATTTTATCTTTAAACCCTTTTGACCCATAATGGGTAAAGGTCAATTTTATACCCATCATCAATTAAATCCCTCATAGTAATTGTATCTATAACCTCTTAATATTGTATCAAGGTATAAAATATACCCATATTTAAAAATCGCGAAAATTAAATATTAATACTTTGATTTTTTCTTCTTTGTTTTTTTTGTTGATGTATAACCTTCAAAAACCTTTTCGGGTTTTATTTTCTTGTCCTCATCTAAATCTTTTTTAATATCGATTTGAATCTTATTATGATCGGTTATTGGTTTCACATGAATTGATTTCTTTTTAGGCATTATATATATAAATTTTATAATTTTTTTGTTAATTTATTTTCATTAAAAAAATATCTATATTACTTATAAATGAGTTTAGTTGTTACGTCAAATATCGCGACTGAAGATGACCCATCCTTCTCTAATGTATTCAAGCCTTTCTCCTATCAAAATAGATTACTTAATACCATGAGAATCCCTCCTATGAGTGAAATAGCATTACAATCTGCAAAAATCAACAAGAATGGTTTATTTATTCTTGATAGGGCTAATAGTGGTTTCTGTCATTATTTTGGTACTCCTATTGAAGATTTACATAATGATGATATTGAAAATTCTACCACTCAACCCTTTAGAGCTGTGATTGGTGCTGGTGAAGCATTTAGGGCGGGAGACAAAAAGAATGAAGTCAATATTGATGACATGGCGAATGAAATTAAAAAGGGTATTAATGAGGCAGCATTTCATCCATCTTTAATTACGGGTGAAACTACAACCGGTATGGCTGTTACTCCTCTCTATGATGGGACTAGTGCGTCATTCAAAGGTTTTAAATTTGTTGCTACACAGCAGACCGCTAAAACTACTAGAAATGCTGCTGATATTGTATTTACCGATATCTCTAAAAATGATTCTTATACTTTTACACAAGCAGCGGGTGCGGTAACATCAAACAATATTAATGGTTTTTACGTCCAAAATCGCGAATATCCAATAAGTCAAAATGCTGGAACTTGTACTTTTAATTTTAGTGAAGCTAATTTGGGTGGTAGATGGATGTGTGGATTATCAAGAATCAATACACAGCGTAATATTGGTGGTGGTGATTTTGATTATTTACCTAATTATTTTGATGATACCCTTGCTGCTGGAACAACCGGTAGTGGTGTCATAACTAGAAATCAATTACTATATGCTGATGTTGCTGTCATAAGGGTTGGAACTGAATTGAGAGTTTATCAATCTTCAGCAAGAACTCAAGGGGGTCTTAATGATGGTATTTATTTTAATCAAGTAACATATTATGGTTTACATAATGCTAATTTCGCAACTCAATATAATATCGGTAATGGGGTGGGTGAGAATCCCAACAAATATAGAAAGGTAAAATTTGTATTAAATAATGAAGAATTAGAAATATACATGATAAGAGAAAATGGAACAGAAGATTTACTTTGTGATTATACAACTTTAAGGGCGGCTGGTGCTGTTAAGAATGAATGTCTAAATCCGGTGAATGCTGCTAAATGGGCTTTATATCCTACTTGTGCTGCTTCGGGTCGTAGTGCTGCTGGGGGGCAAACCATAGAATTAGAAAGTGTAGACCATTACACAGCATATCCTAAATATGATGCTGCTAAATATTTTAATTATGATTGGTGGGGTTGGTCTCAGCGATATGGTGAAACTGTCTTTTGTAAGAAACTTGAAATGAGAGCATGGAATAATTTTAGTAGCAAGGTAAAAGAACATGGTGCGGGGGCTAATGGTTTACTAGCACCAAAAGGCGTAAATGCTTCGGGTGGTATGGATGATTATGATTCTATCATTATTACTGCAAGAAGTGGTGCTTATGGAAATTCTACTAATGAATGTAATACTCAATTTACATTAGGTTTTTCGGGTGATCCAATATCTAATCCAACATCTTCAACTAATTTAGTAACTACAACTGAAAGCACATCTACACCTCAACTTGTATCAAATATTTCATTATTCATTAGATTAAATAATTTCACTCAAAATAGTGTTAACGCAAGGCAAGGAACTAATTCAAAGATTATAGCCCATTTACCTCGCTTTGATAATAGCGGTAATGAGACGGGCGGTTTATATTTTGAGCCACATGAAAAGACATATTTATCATTAAATAATCCCGAAGAAATTTTAATTAATTCATTTGATGTTGATATTGTTTATGATAATGAAACCTTATGCACTGCTTTGACGGGTAAGACAATTGTATGCTTTCATATTCGTCAAGCAAAGTAAATAGGTAAATTTCTTACCCATCATCAATTAAAAGAGTCATGTATATATTTCTTGTATAGGTATATTTTAGGTCATAGGTATAAAATTTACCCATAGGGTATAAAATTTACCCATTATCGAATACATTAATATTTAAAAATAATTTTCTATGTAAGATAATATAGAATGGATTTAACTGAAGCTCAAATTGCGAAAGTATTAATTGATTACAAAAAGAAGAGAGAAAGAGAGAATAAATATTATCATGAAGTGAAAAAGCACGATGAAGAATTTAAGATGAAAAATAGAGAACGAGCTAAGAATCATTATCATAGTAAAGGTAAAGAGATGAAATGTACTCAATATCAAGACAATAAAGAATTTGTAAAAGCAAGGTCATTATATAATTACTATAAGAAGAATGATAACCTTGAAAAATTTAAGGAGAAGCATGATGACAAATGTAAAATCCTTATTGAGAAAGGTTTTGAATTATAATAGTTAGTTTTTTTACCATTACTTTTTTTATATCCTCATATTATAAATGAGTGAATACGTGGATACTAAACTTATTAATTGTAATCGCCTTGCTTCAGTTGAAAGTAGGACGGGCAATAATTCGAACCCAGCAGTTTTTACAAATCCTTTAAATGAAACAATACGATTAGATGTTGGTGATAAAGTTAGTATAGAAAGAGCCTTTGTAAATGAAGTCGGTGCTGGTAATTCTCAAACAATAGAGTTCAAAGGACAAAGTAGAGGATCTAATAAAGTCGCCACTTATACTGATATACAATATAATGAAAAATATTATAAAAAAAGTAATACTTATGACCCTAAATATCGTTTAGGTTATTATAGAAGTATTACAACAACTGAAGTAGAAAATGATTCAGTTGATTTAAGAGATAATCTTGCACCATTAGTTTTTGGTTATTTTATTACCAACAATGAATATCCTAATTACGTCCAACAACCAAGAAGATATGCGAGTAATTTATTTGGTAGAGGTAGTGTTCTCCGTAATACTCCTACATCGTTTACTGAAAGAGATAGTCAAACAGACGGATTACCTCTCTCTCGTTTTACTATTAATAATGAGTGTGTTTGTTTTGCTGATTATAGAAAAAGAGAGGATGCTAATGATGTTGTATATTTTAAACAAAGGGTAGATAATACAAGATACACTTTATTTATCAAGGATAAAATTGCTTATAGTGTTGGAGCTACACATGATAAAGATCAATTTCCAAAAAATTATCATAATGGTATTTTTAGTGAAGCAAGGTATTATCGAGTAAGAGATAAATTAGATATTAAGGTGAATAAAGGATTTAATACTCCTTCAGCAGTAGCAGAGCAAATTACTCAACAATTAACAGAAACTAAAAATGAAGATATTTTTGAGATTTTAGATAGTGATAGTTTTGTTAGACCATTAACTAAAACAATTGAAACAAATACTTTTAAACCCATCAACGCTCAAAATGTTTATAATTTTAGTCCGCAGAGCTATAATGCTTATGTAGCACAAGCTTTACCGGTTACTGATGCTAATGTATCTCAAGATAGTATTGATTATATTGCTACATTTGGTTACATAGGAGTTAAAAGACCCGAGATATTTGAGGCTGGACGAAAGATGCATAAATTATTAAATGTTGGAGCAAATATGCCTACTATATATAATAGTGCTGGCGTTTTAATTGCTGAAGAATTAGATGACTTTGAAGGATTTACCACCGTTGGTGCTAGACCAGTAGCAACAGCTCAAACTGTTAATCAAGATACTTTTTTTACATTAAATGTATTATATACTGAAGCAAATTTAAAGATTATTAGAGATTTTTTTGATAGTCAAGCATTATATCCGGAACTATGGGAAGGTTTAGAAAATACAACTTATTATAGTGATACTAATGTTGGAACTTTAACTCAACCAACTATCGCTAATAGTAGATTTTTTCACATGAATAAATATACTACAGATACGGGGACAGCAATACATAATGAAACTTTTGGCGATGATGCTTTTACTCAACGAGTACCGCCTAATGATGTAGAGATGTCTAGTGCTCCAGTATTTTTTAATTATGATGATTCTAAAAGAGATGATTTTATAGAACCGGAACAATATAATGATGCTAATGGTTTAATGTATGGTGGTTTCGTCCCAGTTAGAATAACACAACATGACGCGGATGGCTCTAACGCAAGAGCTATGTATTTAATTGGTATTAAAAATAATGCTATAGGTGGAACACCAAGAAAATTATTTACTGACGCAATTGTACCGGCAAATCCGGAATTTAAAACTATTGGAAATGGTAGAAGACTTGGTTTTGATTTTCATAGCACAGCATATAGCACAGCAATCATTACTCCTTATAGTGGTTATGGTAATACTGATATTGGGGTTTCTGCTACGGAAAACGATGGATCTAAAGGAACCGATCTTACTTATGCTTATCCAACACAAATAAATTGGATTAGAAGCATAGCAACCACAACAAGTATGATTGATTTGAATCCATATATGACTATGAGTTATATTGGTGCGAATAATCCGGCAATCAATTATAATAATGTAACTAATAGATTTGAACTCAAAAGATTTCATACGGGTAATAATACTGGTAATAAAAACTCTGCTGGTAATCCAAGTTCGATAATAAATAATAAATCTTTAACACCTTCAAATAGAGAAACAGAAAGAAATATAGCACCAGCACAAGAAAATCAAGAAGCGGGTAATACTGTTTATAAGATTAACCCAAGACCTCCTCAATTTGGTTTTAGTCCTACATTCAAACCTTATACAAGAAACGACCAAGCATATAGGGTACAACCATATCCCGAAACAGCAACAGAATTATTAGATAGTCAAACCCATCTTAGAGGAGTAAATACAATTAAATATGATGCTTACAATATAAATATAGAACCTTATAAAATATTTGATAGTCATGGTGGAATATATATTGAGAATTGGGGATTTGATGAAGATAATTGGGAAGATAATTTATGGGATATTTTAGGTTTTGATTATAGTGCTGTAAATGCTAAAGCAAGTAGTAAAAATGTTTTAACTAAAAGAGTTGATAATGAAAATAGTAATTTATTATATAGACCAACTACAAATGCCGAAGTAGTCCAAACTGATACTAAAAATTATGTTACAAATCAATTTGGAGCTGTTATGTATTATAATCAATTACCTTATCCTACGTGTGTCCCCTATTATATTTCAAAACATGGTAACGGTATAAATCAGTTTTTTTATGTTAATGGAAATAGTTTTACTGCAGAGGCGGCAACTCCTTTAGAATTATGGAATGAAGTAGCAGTATTAACAGAAAGCACAACCATTACCGCAACTGATTTACAAAAGAGCGTATTAAGACCATACTACACAATAAGAAGTGATATTTTAGAAGGTGCTACTGCGATTGGTGGTAATCCAACTGGTGCGAATTTACCCATCATATCTATAGTTGATAAATATAGTGCTGCTAGTGATTATTTCTTGGGTAATCCAAGTGATATACAATTCACAGTAACAAAACCAACTATGATAGCAGATATTACAACTAGTATACATGATAGTGATGGTGAGTATGCTAATGTAGATAAAACATCATCAGTAATTTATAAGATACAAAAAGTAAGAAGGACTCCAGTAGGATTGATACAAGAGATACTTGGAGATGGAGAAAAAGAAAAAAAGTAAGCGAAGCAATAATTTTAAAAAAATAAAATTTAAAATTTAAATATATATCATAATA